AGACGTTCTACTAGCAGCTACTAATCTACCTGCTCCATGCTTCGTGTCAAGCTGACGTACATTATCAAACACCGTAATATTATCGCCCGGTGATACACGTCCACCTTCAGGCCCAGTCTCTAGAGCCACTGAGCGGTACTGATGGAAGTTTGTTACTAGATGGTATAGACCATACTGGCGTGCTTCACTGATGTTTGAGCAGCCAAACGCAGTGATATCTATTTCAGGGGGAACAATACCTCTTTGTTCGTGCCAATCAACAGCTGGTTGGTAAATTACTCTCTCTACAATTGCATCAAAGAAGTTAGCAGGGTTCTGGTAAGTGACATTTGCCACAGCAGGACGCTGACCAATCTTCGTGGTGCTATAAGAGAAGTTTCCTGACTCAACAAATTGTTCGTCTTTTGAAAGAGTATTGGCATCACCAAAACTTGCTTTTATAATACTGCTAACATTATCAATTACAGGTACTACTTCTGAGCCACGCCGCATGAGGATTGAAAATACGCGACTCGCCACTGTTCTAAGAACTTCGATGGCATCTTCCTGAGTTGCAATGTTTATGTTGATACTTAGCTTAGGGTTCTGTGCATCTGCCCATTGAGACAGCTCATAGTAGTCGTAGATGTCTAGATCTATTGCTGGTAGTCCACAAGCAGCTATTGGGTCATTGAGTAAGTCATATAGCACCCAGGCAGGGTTATCAGTCCATTCAGTTTTAAGTGAGCCATTAAATGAGCCTGAGTAAGTCCTTGTAGTCCCATTGTAATTAGTAGGTACTTTCACCCTACGGCCTAACCATTCAATTGCGACTTCAGGAATACTACTAAACTCTCTAGCATCCACATTACGCACACCAATAACAGCCACGCCATCAAAAGAGCCAGTACCGTAGTTGATTTCGGTTAGTGTGTCCCAGAAGGTTGAATCTTGCAGCCTAAGCGAGACACTATCTACAGTCAGACGTTCGACTCTCACCGTCCATGGTGCAGACCCAATCAAGTCGTACCGCGTGTGCTTTACAAAGGGGCCACTAGATTTCTCAGTAACGGTGACATCTTGCAAGATAACAAAGGCACCACCATCACTACTAAGGCTGACCCTCCATTGCACCCTTGCGCCCTCAATGGCTCCATCGTCGAACGCTGTTTGTAATGTAGGAACGCGCACGGTAACTTCAAAGGCATCGGTGTCAGTGTCAGTTATTTGTTGTTCCAGAGCCACGGCATGACGCATCTGAGTACCAACAGCACGAGTCTGCGAAATCACATTGAATCCTGGTATTACAGTCTGAGTGGCATGTCCAGCTCTCCACTCAATATCTAGGTTGTAGTTTACAATGCCTGATGCGTTCACAGCGGGCACGCCATCTAGGAAAACATACTTACGCGCGTCTCCTGGTGGAAACCCTTGACACTCTCCTTCACCAATTAAATACAGCAGCGATATTTTTTGTTCTTGCCTTAAACTGTTTGACTGTTCAACGGGTACAGGTGCAGGCGAACCACCACCATTTCTATTGCCTCCACCACCTGCCCCTGAGAGTTGCTGAATCATCTGTATTCCCATGTGGTAACTTTTTGAGAGAGAAGGCTGCGCAAGGGCATAATCACCCGGCCATAAACCAAAGGAACGGGTTGATCTTCGTCAGCTGTGTTCCTTAGTCCGCTGAATAAATAACTTTCCTGTTTTCCACTCTGGCTCTTGGGTGTCGATGGTGCTGGTGCAAGCATTTGAGCTATCCCACCCAAGACCATAGAAGCGCCCGCCATTGTTAAATACATCTGTCCAGTAACTAGGCCCACGCCTATCAACAAGGCTCCACCAATGAACCTCCATATCTGCCCACCTGACCCTGCTAACACTGGCGATACTAAAACTTCATCAACGTTACCCAGTGGAGCATCTAACATAGATTCCGGTAGGTCTTTGACAAATCCAGATGTTTTAAATGCTTGGCAATGATACATCACGCCATTTTTGTCCTGGCCTAGAATATATGATTCAAAACCATCAATACATACTCTAAATGCATTCCCAAGCTCTCGCAGCGAGTGAGCGTGATACTCATGATACTCACCAAAACGAGCTGCTAATTTGCCTGTGAAACGAACTTTAATTAATTCACGCACTGCCTACATATCTCCATACTTGATGAGTAGTTCTTCTTAACAATTTACCGTAGGGCTCAGCTAGGCTCACTTGGCTACCTGGGTGATGCATCAGTAAATTCTTTTCTGCATCGTGGATTACCCCTATGTGATTAGAATTTACTGTTCTCCCGAGCTTGAACAATACTAAGTCGCCAGTAAGTATCTCATCACAAGCAGAGTGTGAAACTAATTTGAATCCTTCAGAGGCAATTGATTCTTCAAAATCATTCCATCCTGCCTGCTGTGGTGCATCTGTAGAATGTAGATAATAATGTCCCAGCTCAATGCCCCTGTGAATCTTATACCAATCCTTAATAAGTGTGTAACAGTTTTGATGAGACGTAACCCATCTGCGACCTGTCAGTGGTGCAATCGTGGCTGGGTCATAGTGGCTGATAGCCCCCGTCTGAGTATGAATAAGGATTCCTTGTAAGTTAGCTGCATCTAGGATTGCAATATCTTGAGCGCTAAACTCCATAGCGTCATAGTACTCAGACAAGCTCTGTGGGTGAGAGTGATATAAATAAACATTCTCACGCCCCTCTCTGTTAATGGCAGCATCTATGGCTCTCTGTCCAGCCTTAGACAGTTTGAACGATTCCCGAATATTATCAGAGGTATTTTTAAGTGGCATCACACGCCCCTCTGAGATGTACCCACAAATTTCTTCATCAGGTTTTCTAAGAGACAGATGTCTAAGCCGGGGAATATATTTAGATAGTTTTTGTGGATACCTTGGATGTGGCACAATAAACCTTGTTTGATTATTTACAATTAAGCATTGTTGGCATCGAGTATTTCACGTATACGCCGCCGGGGAATCATCAAATTAGCTAGATCGAAAGTACTACCTAAAAAGAATGTGAAAACAAGTGAATCGGTTTGGTGATTTTCAATTACAAATCTTTGTACAGGAAATATTGCAGTAGCATCTGGGTCACGCCCACCGTCTAAGTTGTCTGCAAATATTCGTGTTCTTCTAATAACTGCCCCTGCTAATTCATCATCGAAGTCTGCCAGTATTGCAGATACAACTTTCGCTACATCTGCAATTGCTAGTTTAGGTTGTTCATCTGCACTATTTATATTCTGACCAAAATCAGAACCGATAATGGGTATAGGTAAATATTCATTCCCGTCAAGGGAAACAGATGTACCGCCACTATCAGCATAATTACAGAACCTAACCAGCTCATTAACACCAAGTGGATTAAGGTCTAGCTCATATAAGTCAATTAGCGCGGCTGTTTCTAGCTCTAATAAGCGTGAGTTAGGTTCTGCCATTTTTGATTAAACATCCTTAGCAGAAGAAAACTCAGCTTTTGTTTTAACCCGACCGTACAGTGTGCCTAGAATGCCGTTCATAAATGAACGCTCTGCACCTGTGCCAAGGTCAAAGGTAAGCTGTCGCGTAAACAGTGGCGGCTGTTCATCGTTTGCCGCTGCCTTCGTCGCGTAGGCCGCGAGCGTGGCCGCTACTGTGGCAGTGGGATTAGAGTTATCAAAGTTGATTGATACTATTTTATAGTAAGCCGCTGGTACGTTCAGGCCACTATATTCTACGGATTTTGAAATTGCCATTCTGAACCTCTAATAAATTTGTTGGATGAACTGTGAGCACTACCACGACGAGACAGCGACACGCTTCCACGTGTTGTCAGCGGTGGCGATATAGATGTAGTCATCGTCATGCATAAGCTGGCCTTGGGTGCCTGACGCACTGGCAGAGGCTGGCGTACCGTCAGGTATGACTAGCCTTTGGAAAATATTAACATTCCCGAAAAAACTCATTTCCCCGCTTGATCGACTGAAGCTGAACAACGTGCCTAGATATCCGCCTGCATCATTGAAGCGGTTCAAGACTAGGTTACTGCCATTGTTACTTCCGCTCTCAGCTTCGTTAGTTTTTTCAAAGGCCCAGCGAGTGGCACCATTCGTGGCAAAGTTCACAGCCCCCGCACTACCGGCTGCGCGTGAGATCCGCACGTCGCCGTTAGCCCTAAAGCCTCCGTTAGCAACTACGTTCCCGTTGGTGGTTACTGCCCCGCTGAACGTAGCGCTTACCGCTGCGAATGGTGTGAATACATTAAAGGTGCCATTGTTTCGATCAATGCGTAGCTGGGTTCTTAAGTACCCACCGTCATCGTCAAAGGCGTTGAGAATAAGATCTGAGCCCACGTTGCTACCTGTCTCGGCTGCGGCAGTTCGTTCAACCGCCCAACGAGACTCACCGCCCGACCTTAAAGATAATCTCAGTGGCGTACCGACTGCTCGATCAAGTGTCAGCGAGCCTGCTAAAGTTTGATCGTTATTTGATTGAAGGAATGCGGAAAGTACAAGTTTCCTGTCGGTAGGCGTACCGTCGTCATAATGAGTCACATACAGAAGGTCACCACCAGTTGTATCAG